TGTCGGTATATAGGCCATCTTCAGCCAACTTCGCACACGCCTCGCGCTCTTCGGCTCTCGCCCGTGCATCGACTTTCGCCATCAGCGCGTTAAGCGCGTTTTCCGTCGTGTGGTACAACTGGGCAAACGCATACTTGACCTCTTCATCGCGGGTCATGTGCCCTCCCGCTTTTCAGCGCACGCATCGCGCCAGTGCTTGATCTGCATCAACGCATCCTCATGCGTATACGACTCGCTGCCGCCGTCAATTGCGGCGCGTAGTTCTTCGTACAGTTGATCAACCGTCTTCATGTTGTGAAACCTCCCGACAGGCACACCCTCAGCACGCTGAGTAACCACAGCCACAGCATCACCATCAGGATGATGCGTACAGGTTTTGTCCTCATTCTGTCGGTGTGAACCAGCCTTCAAACACGTAACTACCGACGTGTGCCAGTTGCACCCAAGGTGCGGCCCACACGCTGATACCGTTCACCCGTGCCAGCCGGCAGAAGTGGTAGTCCTCGGAGAGCAGCACCCCGGTGTCGGGGTCAATGCTGGTGGCAAAGTATTCGCGCACCATCTCGGGCTTCAAGATGCTGTTGAGATCCTGCACGTTGTTCATGTACTCGGGCACCTTGTCCGCGAGCTGCTCGAACACTTCCCGCTTGATGAGCATGAACCCGGTACCGCCGTTGAAGATCTCCAAGGGCGTATCCACTCTGACGGTGACCTCACCGCTGTTGTCCTTGAGGTTCACCACGAACGATCCGGTATGCAACTTCAACTGCTCGTCCGGTGTGCCGCGCTCGATGGCCTGGCGCACCCCACCCCACCAGATCTCTTTCTTGGGGTAGATGCCGCAGATGATGGGCTTGTCGGCGTCGATCATCGGGAACAGGTGTTCCGGGTTGAAGCGGATGTCGGCGTCGATGAACAGCAGGTGCGTCGCATCCGACTTCAGGAACCCGTGGGTGATGCCGTTCCGCGCACGGGTGATGAGGGACTCGTTGTACATGAACGAGAACGACATCTTGACGCCGCGCTCACGGCAGGCGTTTTGCAGCAGCATCATCGACTGGGTAAAATAACCCGTGCAGTTGCCTCCGAACATTGGGCAACCTACGAACAAATGAATATCTTGATTAGACATGGTTCCAACGCTCCCCGGCTAGGATTATAGGTGAGATGGCTGCCAAAAACCCCCGCCATCTCAAAGGGGTCCTAACTCGGTTACGTCTTCGCGCAACTCACGTTCTGGCTCGTGGGATCGAGTTCATTACCCAAGAGAGGCAGGAAGTCATCAAAGCGCATGATGACGAGCGCCTCCTTGTTGTCGCCACGGCAGACTACCACGGGCTTCTCGCCCAGAGTACAGGCCTCGTCAGCCTGTTCCAGCCAGTCGTAGACGGCAATCTTGGCGCGTCGCTTGCACTCCAGAACGTAACCGGCGAGGAGGATGTCGCCACCCCCCTCGCGTGTCTGGACCAAGTTTCGCTTGGCGTCGACCCCGAGGGTTTCGCGGATTTGGATACAGATTTCTCGTTCAAAGGTCGCCCCCTTGGTGCGTGATGACTTTCCCATACATCACCAGGGCAGGTCGCCGCCGTCCTGCTGAGGCTTCACCTCGGCGGGAAACTGCTTCTCCCCCGGAGGCTTCCACTGCGACCAGTTGAGGGACAGGAACGTCCCATACTGGCTCTCGCGCTTCCACGCGGAGAGTTTGTACACCTTCCCCTCCAGCAGGATCTCACCCTTGAAGTCGGGTGCCTTGGGGTTGGTCTTGTCCTTCTGGGGGTACAGCACCCCGCTTCCATCTCGTCTCTCAGCCATAGTTAGTTCCTCGATAGTGATATTTGGCGAAATCGCGTCCGTTTTGCGTGACCATTTCCGTCCTGATCGGGATGCCGTCTTGGCGCAGCTCGTCAATCCTGGCCGCCAACCGGAAGCATCCGAACAGGCTCAACGCCTCTTGTGGAGTGATTGAGCCTGTCCGCATCAGATGCTTCAGAATGGAATCTCGCTGAGATCCACGGACGCCTCTGCTTTTGGGGGCTTGGGTGCCACCGCAGCCCACTGCGCCTGGTTGGCCTCCCGCAAGTCCGACAGCTTGAGAACCTTGTCCTCATCGGACAGCTTCTTACTGTTCTGGATCTTCTCCCGCATGGCGTCGTAGGCGGCCAGCCACTCGTCCTCGGTGGCATGGTTGCTGTACACGTCCCCACCGGGCAGGTAGAGGTTATAAGCCCCCGCCGGCACGTCCTGAGTCAGCAACTCGACGGCAGGCGCTTCCTGAGGCTCTGGGAGCCGATGAGAGGCTTCCCCGGTCGTCGGGTAGTCCTGAGCCTCCTCAGCCGTGATCAACCCTTTAAGGACGTCTGGGAAGGCGTCCCGCAGGGCAAAGCCACGAGCGCGCATCTGGAGCATACGCTTGGGGTACTGCGTCCACGGACCCTGCTTGCCCCACAGGCCGGCACGGCGGGCGTCCTCGACGCTGAAGCGGGCGGTGACGGGCCTACGGCCCTTACGCTTGGCAATGCACACCGCCACTGGGTTCTGGGTGCCGTCACCCTCCACGAACTCCTCGATGTCCTCGCAGACGCTAGAGTTCTGCACGAGGGCCATGGCAGCATCCCCGTAGACCGAGGGCTTCCCATTGATCACACTGATGTTCTGCAACGCCTGGAGCGGTGCCAGACCGATCTCCATCCCCCACTGACAGGCGACGAGGATGTCCTCAGGCTTATTCTGGTAAGCCTTGGGGACCATGCTGCTCTTAGCCAACATGGTACTGAACTCCATGGCCTCGGTGAGGGTCGTCGGGGCAAACCCGGACCTTATTAGGTTAGTCATTTGATTTTCCTCGCGTTAGGTGTTTTCTTCTTGGCCTTCTTGCGGATCGCCAGAGCCTTACGCAACGTCTTGACGTTGGCGGTGAGGGTCGCGATCTTGGACTTCTGCTTGTTGACCAGGTTGTACTGGGTTTCCAGCTCATCCATGTTGCGCGAGAGGAGCGCCGTCAGACGCTCACACTCGCCGCGATACCAATTGAGTGCAGACCGCTGATTGAAAATGCCGTTCAGCGGGTTGTTGTGCTGAGCGAGAGCAGGTTTGTACAGATCCATGATCTGTTCCCGCGTGAGGGTCTCCCACTTGATCTCGCTCACGCCTCCCCCTCCACGACGAACAGCTTGGCACGCTCGCGAGTGCTGGCGATCGCGGCCCAGCCGCCACCGTCGATGGTGGAACGGTAGCGCCAGACGCATTCGGCTCTGGGAACCTCCACCTCCGAGTGCTTCATGAGCCGGCGGCTCAGTACGGTGGGACTCAGGGGCCAGCAGCCCATAACGTTTTTATCGGACAGTCTTACCAGGTACATACATTCCTCCGAGTTAGGTTGGCGCGGATCACTTGAGCAAAAACCTTCTGGAACCCGCCGCCTCCACGATGAACTTCTCGTACAAGTCCGGCATCGAGGACTTGAACAGCGACGAGTCGAACCGCTTGGACGCCTTAGCACACTTCCACGTAGCCAGAATCGTCCCATCCACGGTTATCAACTCCGAATTACTCCCCATGGCCGACTGAAGCGCCGTCAGCAGCTGATCCTCGTGGACCTCCAGTTCCTTCAGGCGTGCCCTCACGTTCCTCAGCTGGGTCGCCACCTGCTCGGTGTTCTGGTTCGCCATGATCTTGCCGCCCGTATCGCTCGGGAACAGGGCGCGAGCCTGATCACTGGTCTCCGGGGGGAGCGGGTTCTTAGCCACCACCCTCGACCAGTACTCGGCCATCTCTTGAATGAAGTCCTGCTGCTGCAGTTCCCCAAACGAGAATTGGAACGTGACGAACTCCTGCCCGCCGAACAGGACGGCCAGGATGACGTTCTCGACCCCATGGACGGTGGCCTCGTGCAGGCACTGGGCGTAGTCCGCCGCCGGGACAATGTTGGACTCGGTATCGAACTTGTTACGGTTATGGATACCGTAGTTCTTGGCCTCGACCAACGTCTTACCGTCCGTCGTGATGAAGTCAAAATGGCTCTTGAGCCAGGACTCCGTGGGGTGCTGCAGGGCGTAGTCCGCATCCCGCAGCTCCAACCCCAGCCGATCCGTCACCAGCCTGCCGATCACGGGCTGCATGACGTGACCCATCTGGACGCTCTCCACGCCGCTGAGATCGGGACGCTCAGTAAGGCCCAACTTCTGCAGGATCGCCTCACCAGCGCGTCCTGAGGCGGCCAGACGGGTGTCCCCACTCCACCAAGCACCATTGCGGATCTCTGGGGCAAAATCAGCACGATCATTAGCCACGGGACACCTCACGCTCAGGGGAGTCGACAGCGGGTTCAATCTCTTCAAAGAACTTGCCGCCAGGGCCGCAGCGCAGGATGCCGTCATACTCCGGGGCACGCTGATTGTCACAGTACGAATACTGGGTCTCGCCCGTGACGACGCTGACGATGCCGGTACGCCCGCAACGCGAGAACGCACTGGCCTCCAGGCTATCCAGTTTCGGCACCAGGAAGTGCCGGCAATCAATACAGAATTTCATCTTAGGTCTCCGAGTTAGGTTAGGGATCAAACACTCTTCGGGGGACGCCCTCTACGGGGCTTCTGGATGACGTGTTCCTGGTCATCCGCAGGAGGCTCAGGGTCGGGGATGTTCATCTCGAAAAAGCGCCCATCCGGACCACAGTCCGTATTGAGCGGACCCATACGCTCATCCGCGCATGAGACATACCGGGGCTTCTTAGTGACGAGATCGAGTCGCTCAGTACGCCGGCATTCCAGCGTATCCGGCAGGTAGAGGCGACATTCGATGCAATAGACAGTCATGTTTTTACTCCGAGTCAGGACACTTATAAGCTTATAAGTGTTTCTCTTATACATTGACCTTCTTAAGAAGGTCAATATACGCATATGAAATATCTTATCTTACTCTTACACATATAAGTATCTTACTCTTCCTCTTCCAATACACAGTCGAAGACAAGGATAAGAATAAGTATCTATACTTAGGGCGTGAGAGATGTAACGCCCCCCCTTAGCGGGGGTCGTCACCCTCTCCCCTGGCCAACCGGATACCCAATTCAAGGGCCAGTAGCAGCGCCTCAAGGTCTACGCCGGCGGGTCTCTCGCTGGGTGCCCGCTGTACGGCCCGGAGAACCTCTATACGGGCCTCAATGAGGTTCAGCAGTACTACGTCCTTCATGAGGCGTCCCTCGCCTGAAAAACGATCTCAGGGCGGTCTCGGTAGGCGCGTAGGAAAGCGATGGTGACCCATGGAATGGCAATCCACAGGGGAGCGGCGATAGATACCGTGGTAGTTATTAGGTACCACTGGGGCTTGCGTAGGGGAGTCATGGGGTTTTCCTTTTGGGTTTACGTTTAGCCTTTTTACGACGCTCGCCCGCGTGCGCGTAGTTCGTCGCCTTCCCAGCGGCATACAGTGCCGCATGGTGCGCGTCCCACTGGACAAACAAACACTTCCCGCACACGACGGGGAAAAAATCGACGTCCACGGCACTGATACCGTGAACGTCGCACCGCGTGAGCCAGGTAGTCACGTCGCCCCACTGCACGCGTAGGGATTCGAAAGCGCGGCCATTACCCGCGCCGAGCTGTAACGGGGCACTCACTGGGCAGTCTCTGCCCACGTGCCACGATGACGGTTAGCGAAAGTCTCAGCCGTGAGAGGGCCGCAATTGACCCACGAGCGCGTGACGTTGAAACACCACACAACGCCGTCCGATGCGCGGTAGTAGGCCGCAATATCGTTCCACGTCGCCACGAGTGCGCCAGGGAATGAGTCTTTACTGGTATTAATCGTCATTTTTTGGGGCCATTTCATATAGTTATCTCCGAAAGTTAGGAAAAAAGAGGGCCACAAGCGCCCCGGAGGTTGTGGAATCGTTAAGCAGCTGAAGACATTCGAGCCACGTTCGCCATGACTGCCGTGCCGCCATGCGCTCGGATCACCACGGACCCACGTGTGCCAGTACCGGCACCATTACAGGCTCGGCACGTTTCGCACGTCAGTTTGCGTCCAGCCTCTGCGGATGCCGGACAAATTGCTTCCCGTGGGAGCCTATCAATCTGTCCTGGCAATGCCACCCGAAACGTGCGCCAACCCATCGAATGCGCCCACGATGCGGCCTTAGGCGTATCAGCGGACGCCATGACAAGATGACGGAGATCGGGCCGTGACTGCCATTGGTGCGTGTAGCCTGTATGACCTACGGCCCTACGAATCAGGGTAGACCATACCCAACCTGGTACAGCACCAGGGTCACCATAAGTACCTAACCGGACTAACTGTCTCTCGCCGAATGCTTCGATATCGTCGCACGCATGGTATACACCACGCTTGAAAGCCTTATAGACGCCGGTAGGACCCTGTCCAATATTGACATAGCAAGTACGGCCACGGTTCCGACCGTTTTCGACACGGCCGCGATGCGGGCAGCTGCCGCAGATAGACGAATCGGCGCCACTACGGATAGCGTCAACTGGCGACATGTCCGCGCGTAGGATATACGTTTGCAGCATTCGGCCAGTCTTCGAATTACCGGATTTACGAATGCCGATCACTACGATAGGCGCGCCGTCCAGTAAGGATGCGCCACGCCATAAGATATAGCCGTTAGGTTTTTTCATGTTCCACCACGAGTTAGGATGGTAGTCAGTCACTACCCCATAGCGGCCCATAAGAGCCGCTACAGGCTAGGGACTAGCGAGAGTAAGAAACGAAACGACAGCCGTATTCGTTGATAAGCGCCTCCCCCGTACCGTTAACGCTGGCATAGGCACGCTCAAGCGCAATCTCTTGCGTTTCGCCCGAACCCATGCCGACCTCTTCGAAAGAGTCATCCATATCAACCACAATAATGATATTGATCACGGCTCAGGCCTCCACAGAGTCGGCCAATTGAAGCAGCACGAGTTCACGCGCATCTTCCAGCGTGAGAGGGCGCATACCTTCGTTCTCGCATTGCTCGTCGGTATAGGAGCCGTTTATATCGTTCCAGCACAGCCAATCAATCAACTGTGAGCGAGTAGCAGTCTGTACGTTAATCGTTCTCTGTTCGCGCATGATTATCTCCAGCGAGTTAGGTTAGGACGGAGATAATTATATACGTATAGATTAGCGATGCAAGAAAAATATACGTGATATGTTTTTACCGATAAGTCGAATTAAGTAACGGTTACTTACATACATATAAGTAAGACACCAAGTAAGTAACAGTAACGGTAAGTAATAGTAACTGTACGTAATGATTAACCTAAGTAACAGTTAACCTAAGTAACCGTTAGCATGGGTGATAGTAAGGGTAGGTTACTATCTCCCCTACTTCTACCTAATCCGTATTGTGTACCTACCATGGTATGTACCTATTGATATGTACCATGG